ATGCGGCACAGCAAGCCTCAGTAATGGTTCTTAAGATCATGGATAGGCGAGCAAAGTATCTTGGTCTTGATGAAACAAAAGTAAAGCACGATGTAACTATCTATGAAGGCGGTAGTGAAATTGATCAGAGAGTTAAAGAGTTAGCACACCTTGTCGCTAGAAATAGAACTGACGCCAGCAGACTGGATGGTGGCATCTCGCCTACTATGGCTTGAAGATGCCCGTGAGAACCAAATACCACCCGAAGGGGATTGGTTAACTTGGCTCATTATGTCTGGTCGTGGTTGGGGTAAAACTCGTACTGGGGCTGAGTGGATTGCTCACCATGCAATTACACAAGACAGAACTAGATGGGCTGTGGTTGCACCGACATTTGCTGATGCACGAGATACATGTGCTGAAGGTGAATCGGGTTTAATTAATATCCTGAATAGATACAAAGCACTTGCTAACTGGAATCGCTCAATAGGTGAAATTCTTTTAACCAATGGCTCAAGAATTAAATTGTTCTCGGCTGAAGAGCCTGACCGACTTAGAGGTCCTCAGCATCATGGGGCATGGTGTGATGAGTTAGCGGCATGGGTAAGACCTGAGGCGTATGATCAATTACAGTTTGGATTACGCTTAGGCGAGCGCCCACAGACAGTTATAACTACAACGCCTAAACCTGTTCCATTACTAAAGAATTTATTAAAACGAGATAATGCAGTAATAACTAGAGGCTCAACCTATGAAAACAGAGCCAATCTTGCTTCTACTGCGCTCGCTGAACTTGAGGCAAGGTATGGAAATACTCGCCTTGGTCGGCAAGAACTTCAAGGTGAGTTACTTGAAGACATGGAAGGTGCACTTTGGACAAGGGCATGGATAGAAGATAAACGCCTTGAACCCAAAGACATGCCACCTCTATACCGCATAGTTGTAGCCATTGACCCAGCAGTTACTTCTAATGAAGATAGTGATGAAACTGGAATAGTTGTTGCAGGTGCAACATCTGAAGGGCACTTTTATGTGCTTGAAGATGCAACACTCAAAGCAACACCTGACGGTTGGGGTCGTAGGGCTGTTCAAGCCTTTAACGATTGGTCGGCTGATAAGATTATTGCTGAGACAAATAATGGCGGCGACATGATTATTGCAACCATCCAGCAAGTTGATAGATTAGTCCCTGTAAAGAAAGTTGTTGCCTCAAGGGGTAAGCAATTAAGGGCTGAGCCAATATCTGCATTATATGAGCAAGGCAGAGTTCATCATGTTGGTATGTTTTCTAAATTAGAAGACCAGATGGTCACTTGGACACCAGAAAGCAGACAAAGTCCTGATAGGCTAGATGCCTTAGTATGGGCATTAACAGAATTAAAAGATGGCTCAAGTTCACAAGCAGTCCTTGCAAGCATGGCAACTATATGCCCAGCATGTAAGATGCCAAATAAGAAAACAGAAGTAATTTGTGTTTATTGTAATCAAGCGTTAGGAGAGAGTAGTGGCAGTAACTTATAACACCACTATTGATCAAGGTGCTGACTGGTTCATTACTTTTATCTATGAAAACCCAAACGGCACAGCAGTAAATATAACTAGTTATACCGCCGCATTACAGATTAGAACTTCACCGCTAGCAAAAACTACTGTGTTGAGTTTAACTAATGGAAATGGTATAACTATTACAGGTGCAACAGGCACACTTGCTGTCCGTGCAACAGCGACACAAACTACAGCAATTACAAATGGTAAGTATGCCTATGACTTAGAAATTACTTCACCAGCAAATGTAGTAACCCGACTTGTTCAAGGAACAGTAGAAGTGAGCCCACAGGTGACCAGAACATGAGTGAAGTTGTAGTAGTTCAAGTAACCCAACCTGTAGTGCGAGTGACTGCACCTGGTCCTCAAGGACCTGCTGGAACTTTCAGCATTGGTTCTATTGCCTATACTCACACACAAGCAGTATCTAGTGCTACTTGGACAATTAACCACAACTTAGGTTTTAACCCTGTTGCGGTTGTTTTAGATTCAGGTGGAACACAATGCGAAGGTTCAATAACTTATCCAACAGTAAACCAAATGGTAATCACATTTACGGGCGCCTTTACAGGTGTTGCGTATATAGTCTAGGAGAAAAAACATGGCAAGAAAATTCTTGGTCAGCATTGACCTTACTAAAAATGAATTACAGAACGCGGTAATTCAAAACCTCGCAACTGCACCTGCTACTCCTTCTGCTGGACAGATTTACTACAATACTGTAGATAACCAACTTTATATTTACAATGGCACACGGTGGGAAGTCGCTGGTAATGCTGTTCAGTCAGGCTTGCTTGCTAACCGCCCTGCGGCTGGAACAGTAGATGCAGGAACTATCTTTTATGCAACAGATACATTCTTATTTTATTACTCAGATGGTTCTACATGGACACAAACTAACGCCTTTGGCACAGTAACTGCTCAAACATCTTATGGTGCCTCAAGTGGCAATGGTTCAGCAACCACATACGCTCGGGCTGATCACACACACGGCACACCTGCCTTAGGCACAGCAATACCAAATGCTATTAGTGGTGCGGCTGGTTCAGCAGGTTCAGCAACCACGCCTTCTAAGGAAGATCACACACACGCATTTACGCCATCACAAGATTTGGCTATGGCAGGACACAAATTAACAGGCTTAGGCACACCAAGTGCAGACACAGATGCCGCAAATAAAGGTTATGTAGATAGCGTTGCGCAGGGCTTAGATGTAAAGGCTTCGGTTCACTTAGCAACCGCAACAACACTTCCTGCCTATTCTTTCTCGGCTTCTAATGGTGGAACACTTACAGGTTCATCTAACGGCGCACTTAGCATTGATGGAACTGTTGTCCAAGTAGCAGACCGCATTCTTGTAAAGAACGAAGTAAGCGGTAACGCCCCATATAACGGTATTTACTCAGTAACTATTGTAGGTAGCGGTGGTCAGGCTTACCAACTAGTTCGTTCATCAGATGCCAACACATCTGCTGAAGTTACAGATGGCATGTTTACTTTTGTTGAACAAGGCACATCTTTAGCAAGCACAAGTTGGGTTCTAACTACAAATAACCCAATTACATTAAACACCACAGCATTGACTTTCGCTCAATTCTCAGGAGCAGGAACTTACACAGCATCTGATGGTGTATTGCTAACTGGCACAAACTTTACTTTTGCACCAAGAAGCGGTTATGGGTTACAGACAGGTGCAAGTGGGGCTGAAATCAAACTTGCTACCGCCTCAGGTCTTAATCTAAGTTCTGATCTTGCTGTCGGTGCAGGTAATGGTATTTCTGTATTAACTAATACTGTTGCTATTGATAGTGCAGTCGTTGTTTCTAAATATAACGCAAATGTTGGAGATGGCTCAGCCACTTCATATACCATCACTCACAACTTAAACACTAGAGATGTCCAAGTAACTGTTTATGAAAGCACAGGTTCTTACGCTGAAGTAATTTGTGACGTAAACCATGCTACCGTTAATACAATTACTCTGCTATTCTCTGTCGCACCTACTCTAAATCAATATCGTGTAGTAGTCCAAGGCTAAGGAGGCTAAGCCAGTGGGTCTGCTAGATAGAATAGCAAGAGCCCTTGCGGTTGAAATTCAGAAAGCACCGAATTTACCAGCAGGGGCAGTAACTATGTCTGAACAAGACATGGTAAATCGTGCTGGTATTTATACCCAGCAGTATGGTCAATCTGTTGCTTTGCCACGCAATCCAATATGGCCGACAGTTCCCTTTACACCAGGTAACCCATTAATTCCGGGATCTATTAACCCTGTTCGAGAAGATGGTCGTGCTGACCCACGCCGTTATGAATACCAAACTGCTCAGAATATCAATATCACACCAACCCGATTGGTGCCATTTACAACTTTACGTTCTGCGGCTGATCAAATTGATATCTTAAGAAGATGTGTTGAAGTAATCAAAGCAAAAATTACCAGTTATGACTGGGATATTGTTATGAGCCAAGATGCTTCTGAAAAAATATCATCTGAATCTGGTAAAGACCATGTAAGGGCGATGGCAGATGCTAGAACAAAATACACAGATGAAATTAACCGCCTTCGCCAGTTTTGGGAGCAACCTGATAAGTCAAACGGTTTAACTTTCAACGACTGGATTAACATAGCACTTGAAGACATCTTAGTATTAGATGCTTTTTCTATATGGCCTCAACAGTCAGTAAGCGGTGATCTTTACGGATTACAAATACTAGATGGTTCAACAATTAAACCATTAATTGATGACCGTGGTATGCGCCCAATGGCACCAAACCCTGCTTATCAGCAAATTCTGTTCGGCTTCCCACGGTCAGAATTTATGGCAAGCACAGATGGTGAAGATGCAGATGGCGAATTTACAGCAGATGAGTTAATTTATTTAGTCAAGAACAGACGTTCTTGGACAGTATATGGATTCTCACCTGTTGAGCGTGCCTTGCCTATTGCAGACATTTATCTTCGCCGTCAGCAATGGCTACGGGCTGAATATACTGATGGTGTTTTACCTGAGTTG